TGCTTTCTTGACTAACCCTAAAGTCATCGCGGCTTTACGGACTGTCAGCAAGCAAGCGTCTGGTGTTGAAGGCAACTTCATCATGGATCCAAACGGCACGATCTTAGGAACTGAAGTAGCTTCTAGCACTTTGGTGCCTTCTGATCTGACCAAAGGAACCGGAACGGCGTTGTCAGCAATGATCTACGGCGACTTTAGTCAAATTATGCTCGGCTTCTGGTCTGGCGTTGACGTGGTTGTTGATCAAAGCAGCTTGTCTACTTCTGGTGGTACGCGATTAGCGTTCTTCCAAGACTTAGATGTTGCTCTTAGATACCCCGAATCTTTCGCGGTAATCAAAGACATCATTGCAAGCTAATGAGAACGGGGGGTTTCGGCCCCCCAATCTTATGGGGATTATTATGGAATTAGTTATAAAAATGCCTTGTCACGTTCATGGTGTGCCTAGAGCCATCGGTGACGTAGTTTTAGTATCTTCAGCGGAAGCCCGACAGTACATCAGTTCAGGGCATGCCGTAGAATTCACCAAAGAAGAAAAGCCTTTAAAAAAGAAGGCTGTTGAAAAAGTCGCGAAGCGATGAGTTTAGAGTTCGATGCTGATTTCGATGGATACTTTGACGTGCTAGGTCATGGCGTTTCTTGTACCTATACGCCTTCAGGCGGTTCAGCAGCGACGATTAAGGTCATATTAGACCAAGAATATTTTGCTGTTTCAGGTGACTCGGTTGACGTTCAATCAAGCCAGCCGGTCGTATATGGAAAGGCTAAGGATTTGCGAGGAGCTATATTCGGTGATGCTTTAGCATTCGCAGCGATTACCGATCTTGATGGTAATACAATTAAGAATGCGACAAATTACAAGGTTGTCAGCGTCCAGCCAGATCATACCGGCGTGGTTGCTCTGGTATTGGAAGAACAATAATGGCTGATCACGTCAGGCAACAAATCAGGGAGCAAGTAGCTACAACAGTTACAGGATTGACCACAACGGGGTCTAATGTTTTTCAGTCTAGGGTCTATCCATTATCTGATAGCAATATGCCTGCTTTGTTGGTTTATTCGACTAGCGAAGATTCGGCTACCGACATAATGGGGCCATCTTTGGTGACTAATCGAGAACTGTCGGTAGTTGTTGAAGGTTACGTCAAAGCGACAACAGATTTTGATGATGTGGTTGATGATATCTGCAAGGAAGTAGAAGTAGCGTTAGGCGCTGACAGAACGTTAAACGGTCTAGCAAAGTTCGCGTATTTGTCAGGCACAGAAATTAGTTATAACGGTGAAGGTGAACAACCAATAGGTGTCGTGTCCTTGACTTATCTAGTACAATATAGGACTGCTGTTGACAGTCCAGATGTACCTTTATAGGAGCCAGAAATGGAACTTAAAAGCCCAGACGGAAGTGTGACGGTTGATGCCCATCCGTCTAAAGTAGAATCAATGCTGGCTAAAGGCTGGAAGCCAGCTAAAGAAAAGAAATCAGTCAAAAAGGCTGAAACTGTTCAAAATAAGGAGTCTTAAAAATGGCTACACATATAGGCAGAGATGGGGTTGTAAAAGTAGGCGCTAATTCAGTCGCTGAACTTCGATCTTTTTCTATTGATGAAACAGGTGATACTGTCGAAGATACAGTGATGACTGATACTGCTAGAAGTTATATTTCTACTTTAACGTCGTTCACTGGTTCGGCTGATGTTTACTGGGACGAGACTGACACATCAGGTCAGGGTGCTTTGACTGTTGGTTCTTCCGTCACTATTGGTTTCTACCCAGAAGGTGAAATTGCTGGCGATACTTATTATAGTGGGACTTGCATTGTGACAGGCGTAAGTCGTTCAGCGTCTTTCGACGGAATGGTCGAAGCGTCAATCACGTTTCAAGGATCGGGTGCCCTAACAGCGTCAACTGTTTAATGGGTATCTTAGAAAAAGCCAAGGAGCACTATCAGAGTGTCTTGGCTAGTGATCCTAAACCGATTGATATACCAGAATGGGGTGGGCGTTATTTTGTGCGTCCACAGATTTCCGTCAAGAAGAAGATGGAAATTCAACAGAAGCTGACATCTGAAAAGATGGATGAAGGTTTAGCTTTGACCCTGATCTATTATCTGGTAGATGATAACGGCGATCCTTGTTTCAAAAAGCTAGAACTGGTCGAGATAGTTCGATCAGTTGACCCTGACGTTTTGATTAGGGTGGCTGGCGAGATTGCAGAGATGCAACCAAAGGATGAGGATCTGGAAAAAAACTGACAGACGATCATGCCCTACTGTTCTGTTATCAGTTAGCAGAACATCTTCACAAGACGGTTGAAGAAGTTTTAGAGATGGGCGTGGTCGAATTTCGGGGATGGATCGCATACTTTGAGGTGAAAAATAGTGGCTCGGGACGTTAAACTACAGCTAACAGCGCAGGATAAAACAGCCGCTGCCTTTAATTCGCTTAACAAGAAGTTAGGCGGTCTAAATAAATCAATCGGTGCATCAGTCACCAAGATTGCAAAGATCGGCGCAGCGTTCGCAACTGCTGGCGTTGCTGCTGGTGTAGCCTTGACCAAGGCGTCAATGACATCAGTCGATGCTTTGGCAAAGACTTCTGATCGGTTAGGTATAGCCACAGAAAAATTAGCCGGTCTGCAACACGCTGCAAGCCTTGCCGGTGTAGAAAATAGAACCCTAGAAAAATCACTTCAGAATCTAGCTGTTGGTGTTAGTGACGCGGCTGATGGTACAGGTGTGGCAAAAGACGCTTTGATTGAATTAGGTCTTAGTGCTGGCATTTTAGAACAGATGCCTTTAGATCAGCAGATGTCGAAAGTCGCTGAAGCAATGCAAGGTGTTAAGAATCAGGCAGATAAGGTCAGAATCGCGACAGATCTATTCGGCGCTAGGGGCGTTGCTGTTTTAAACATGATTGGAGGCGGTTCTGAAAATCTTGCGATCATGGCGGCAGAAGCAGAGCATTTAGGAATTGCTGTTTCAAGAGTAGACGCGGCACAGATTGAGATGGCGAATGATGCTGTCACAAGAGCCACCGGAGTATTCACTGGCTTGGGTAATCAGTTAGCTGCTAATTTTAGCCCATTAATTCAGACTGTGGCCGATAACTTCAGACAAGCAGCTTTGGATAACGAAGACTTTGGAACAATAGGTGAAGGGGTTGTTAGGGTTCTTCTTAAAGGATACGGACTTCTAGCAGACGGGGTTTTCTATCTTAGATTAGGATTTGCAAAGCTGTCTGTGAAATTGCTGGAAGTCGTTGAAGTAATACTGACCAAAATAAACCCAGCCTTTCAATTCTTAGCTGAAAAATATAATGCAATGGCTGGCGTCTTTGGTATGGATCTGATTGATACCGGAAAAGTCGATGGCATGATCGCGAACATGGAAGGTGCCATTGGTTTAGGTCTCGATAGAGTTGCAGAAATGTTAAACGGGCCATTGCCAAGCGAAGGGATACAAGCAACTTTTGATGGCATCGTCGAATCATCAAGAAGGATGGCAGAGCAGATAGCTGATAATGCACCGGCTAAAGTCATGCTTGAAGACGCTGATGCTAATGGTCAAAAAGTTATTGAGAAGCTGACATTCTTTCAAGAACAAGCATCAGAAGGTGCGAAGAAGCGAAAAGAGTTTGAGATGAAATCTGCAACAGCGCAGACAAGCCATGTTCTAGGTGAATTAAGCAATCAATTCTCAGGCATAGCTCACAACAACAAAAAACTATTCGCATTAAACAAAGCCTTCCAGATAGCTCAGGCGGTCATGCAGACCTATCAGGGTGCAACGTTAGCCCTTTCAAGTTATCCACCACCACTGTCGTTCATTATGGCTGGCGCACAAGTTGCTGCCGGTCTTGGTCAAGTCGCACAGATTCGCGCACAATCATTTGAAGGCGGTGGGTTTACTGGTCGCGGTTCCCGTTCTGGCGGCATTGATGGAAAGGGCGGATTTCCAGCTATATTACACAAAAACGAATCAGTCATAGATCACACCAAGGGCCAAGGGCAAGGCATTACGATTATCAACAACATTGATGCGAAGGGTGCTGACGCAAACGTAGATATGAAGATTCGCGCAGCAATGCAGCAGAGTTCGCAGCAAACAGTCGCGACAATTCAGGATTTGATGCGTAGAAGGCGTTTCGTATGACAACCTATACATTCCCATCAATAACGCCATCGTCCAGCACGTTTGAACTGGTAACGAATACAAGGACGTTTCAAAGCCCATTGACTAACGCAGTCCAGACAGTTGCTAGAAAAGGCTCGCTTTGGAAAGCATCTTTGCAGTTTAATAATTTAAGCGGCGACAACAGGGCAATCATGCAAGCGTTTCTGACTAAGTTAAACGGTCAAGAACATAGGTTCTTCTTGCCTGATCATTCATATACCAAAAGAGGCGCAGCGGCGACAGTAACGGTCAACGCGGGTGCGTTTGTGAATGGTACGATTTACGTCATCACGGCAGTCGGAACAACTGATTTCACGGCTATCGGTGCGTCAGCGAACACTGTTGGGGTCGTGTTCACTGCAACGGGTGCGGGATCTGGTACCGGATCAGCGACTGCGAATAATCTATTTGTTGCGGGTGCTGGTCAGACGGGATCGACGTTAAACGTAGACAACGCTTCTTTAAGCACGACTAATTATCTTCGTGCCGGTGATTACATCGCGTTTAACAACGAGCTTCACATGGTCACAGATGACGTAGATTCAACGGGGACGGGTACGGTTGCGATACCGATAGCGCCGCCGATCAGAAAGCCAACCGATGATAATGATTTGGTTGATTTCCTGTATCCTGTTCTTGGCGTCTTTATGCTCGCAGGATCTACGTCTTGGGACAACCAAGCAGGAATTGTTTCATCATTTACTATTGAGGCAGTCGAGGACGTTCTAGCATGAGCAGGGGTTTTCCGGCAAACGTAGCAACGGCATTAGCACAGCAGCACGTTGCTATTGTTACATTCGCTAAGTTGGAGTTTCCGAGCGGGACGATATACGTTCACAACTCATTGGGGACTTATACTTGGGATAGCCAAGACTGGCTTGGTGTCGGTGATTTAGGGTCTATTTCACAAGTCGAAGAAGGCATCGACGTTAGCCCTTATGCAATTACCTTAACCCTGTCAGGTCTTGATGCCACAATATCAGGCGCAGCGCTCACCGAAGATTACTTCATGCACCCAGTCACAGTGTACATGGGTGTCTTAGATGCTGACGATGCTTTGATTGCTGACCCTACGCAGATTTGGGCTGGATTCATGGATCAAATGAACGTCAGCCTTGGGGCCGATGGTGGCGATGCTATTCAGTTAATCGCGGAGTCTGAGCTTTCACGATTCGACGTATCACGGAACTTGATGTACACCAACGCGGCGCAGCAAGAAAGACACTCAGGCGATTTATTCTTTAGCCATATCCACAAGGTTCAAGGTGCTAAGTTCGACTGGGGAGCTAGGACTGCCGGTAGTAATTCGATCCCAGCAATAGACGATGACGATGGTTCTGTCAAAAACACAATGCCGTTTTAATGCAGTTGCAAGTCTTACAAGCATTAAACAAATGGGAGCGTAGAGACTTTACTTACGGGGATGCTGATTGCTGCCAGTTTGCTGGATTTATAGTCAAAGAGCTAACCGGAAAAGACTATTTGACTGATTTCCACTATAATTCAGAAGACGAAGCGTATCAGATAATCAGGTCTAACGGAGACCTAGAAGACACTGTTTCAACGGTCTTAGGCGAGTCTACAGCCGACATTGACAGTCTTCCTGATGGTAGTCCGGTGTTGATTACTTTGCCTGATACACAGCTTCTAGGCGTTAAATTAGGCAATCAAGCGGTGTGTCTGACGTTAAAAGGTCTAGCCAGAATGCCTAAAGAATTCATCGTTATGGGTTGGAAATTATGGGGCCAGTAGCACCTTTT